CAAGGAATTCAAGGCCGATGTCGAGAAGGCCGTCGACACCGTCGCCAGGTCGAAGGGCATGTCGGCCGAGACCGCTGACGCGATCAAGGCGCAGATCCTCGGCGTGAGGGCATCATGAAGCTGGTCCGCCTGAGCGAACACTGCGCGGTCAACCCTGAGGAAGTGGCATCGGTCACGCTGCCGGAGCGCGGCGAGTTTGTTTGTGTGACGATGCGATCGGGTGACCTTCACCGCATCGAGATTGCCTATAACCAGGGCCGCTGGCAGGCGCTGGACCGAACGGTAAAAGCCATCGAGGCAGCAGCGGAATGACCGGCCCGATCTCCAAAGAGGAATGGGAGAGGATCCGCCGCGAGAGCATGGCGAACCTCGACCACGTCATCGAGAGCGTCGGCCTGCCGAGCGTCCTGTTGCCTTATCAGTCCAAGACGGTCGAGCTGCTCGAAAGCTCGGCCTGCAAGGTCCTGTTCGTCGAGAAGTCCCGGCGTATCGGCTTGACGTGGGGCTTGGCCGCCTATGCCGCCTTGCGGGCTGGCCGAGCGAAGGAAGCCGGCGGCATGGACGCCATGTACATCTCCTACTCGCAGGAGATGACGCGCGAGTTCATCGACGCCTGTGCCATGTGGGCGCGCGCCTACGCCTCGGCCGCCGTTTCCCAGGATGAGTTCCTGTTCGACGACACCGACCCGGAGCATCCGACCGAGACGCGCCAGATCCAGGCGTTCCGCATCCGCTTTGCTTCCGGCTACGAGATCCTGGCGCTTTCGTCGGCACCGCGCACGCTGCGCGGCAAGCAGGGCCTGGTCATCATCGACGAGGCCGCCTTCGTCGACAGTCTGAAGGAGCTGCTCAAGGCGGCGCTGGCCTTTCTGATGTGGGGCGGCCAAGTCGTTGTCTGCTCGACCCACAACGGCACCGACAACGAGTTCAACGTCCAGGTCCAGGACATCCTCGGCGAGCGCTCGAAGTTCAAGCATGTGAGGATCGATTTCGACCAGGCGCTGCATGATGGCTTCTATCAACGGATCTGCCTGGTCACCGGCGTGGCCTGGTCGCCGGAGGCCGAGGCGCAATGGCGGCAGGACATCATCGACTTCTATGGCGACGGCGCCGACGAAGAGCTGTTCTGCGTTCCGTCCATGGGCGGCGGTGCCTGGCTTACAACCCCGTTGATCGAAGCCCGGATGACGATCGACCCCGAGGACGCGCCGGTCATTCGCATAGCGCTGCCCCTGGACTATCTGCAGCGGACGAAGCTCGATCGCGATCACCTGTTCCAGATACAGCTCGACACGATCAAGGAAGCGCTGGAGCGGCTTGACGAGGACCGCCAGCATGCTTTCGGCTACGACCCGGCGCGCAAGGCCGACCCGGCCGTCATGACGCTGCTTTCGATCGACAAGGTGCTGACCAGGCGCGCCGCGCTGACTGTCGAAATGCGCAACGTGCCCTTTGCCGAACAGAAGGCGATCGGCAAGCTGATCCTCGATAACGCGCCGAGGCTGGTCGGCGCCGCGATCGACGCGACCGGCACTGGCGCGAACCTTGCCGAGGATCTCGGCCGCCTGTTCGGCCTGCACACCGAAGAGACGCCAGGCGGCCTGGTCTGGGAGATCAAGCTCTCGCAGACCTGGTACAATGAGAATTTCCCGCCGCTTAAAACGGCGTTTGAAGACGGCGCGATCCATCTCACCAGGGATGCCGAGCACGTCGTCGACCTTCGCCTGGTCAAGGTGATCCGCGGCATCCCCTCGATCCCGGCGGAGCGCATCGGCGAGACTGGCGCCAAGCGACACGGCGACTTCGCGGTGGCGCTCGGGCTGGCACACTTCGCCTCCCGAATGCAATGGCACGAATACGGCTACGTGCCCGCGCCTCCGGCCAGGAGCCGCTTTGAAGAGTCTCCGGCCATGGATCAAGGCCGCAAATCGCGCAATCGCGCAGATGAAAAAACACCGGGGTTCCGCATGGCATCCACTCGCCGAGATGAGGGGATTTTCTGATGGCTGACGTCTTCAAGGGCATCGTTGACCGCTATGGCCGCCCGATCGAAAAGGCATCGTTGAAAGTCGAGCAGGCCGCGCCGACATCGACCGGCGTGCGGCGCCACGATGCCCTTCACCCTGCCGCCGGAATGACGCCGGGCCGCCTGGCGCACATCCTGCGGTCCTCCATCGATGGCGATCCGGAACACTATCTGGCGCTGGCGGAGGACATGGAGGAACGCGACCCCCACTATGCCGGCGTGCTCGGCGTGCGCAAACGCCAGGTGTCGGGTCTGGACATTACCGTGGAGGCCGCCGGCGACGATGCCGTGAGCATCGCCGCGGCCGACCTGGTCCGCGAGATCATCGAGCGCGACGGCTTCGAGGACGAGCTGTTCGACATCGAGGACGCGATCGGCAAGGGCTTTTCCGCCACCGAGATCATCTGGGACACGTCGGAAGGCCAGTGGCGGCCGACACGCCTTGCCTGGCGGGATCCACGGTGGTTCGTCTTCGACCAGGTCGACGGCGAAACGCCGCTGCTGCGCAACGGTGGGCTGAACGAACCACTCGTGCCCTATCACTGGATCTATCACTCGGCGAAGGTCAAGTCCGGTCTCCCGATCAGGGGCGGCATCGCCCGCGCGGTCGCATGGACCTTCCTGTTCAAGAGCTTCACCATCAAGGATTGGGCGATCTTCTGCGAGGCCTACGGCCAGCCGCTTCGTCTCGGCAAATATGACGCCGGCGCCTCGGAGAAGGACAAGAGCATCCTGCTGGATGCGGTGAGCAATATCGGCGTCGATTACGCCGCTATCGTGCCGACGTCGATGGTCGTCGACTTCGTCGAGGCCGAAATCTCGGGCTCGCATCAACTCTACAAGGAACGCGCCGACTGGCTTGACCAGCAGGTCTCCAAGCTCGTGCTCGGCCAGACCGGAACCACCGACGCGATTGCCGGCGGCTACGCTGTCGGCAAGACGCATGACGGGGTCCGCGAAGACATCGAACGGGCGGACGCTCGCCAGCTCGCCGCCACGCTCAACCGGGATCTGGTCAGGCCTGTGGTCGACCTGAACTTCGGGCCGCAGAAGAAATACCCCAAGATCTGCATCGGCCGGCCCGACGAGGTCGACGTGTCGGCCACGGTGAAAAACGTGGTGGAGCTTGTTCCGCTCGGTCTGAAGGTCGGTATGTCGACGATGAGGGACCTGATCGGCATTCCTGATCCCGGCAAGGGTGAGGAGCTGCTCGTCGCGCCCAAGCAGCCGGCACCCGTCGATCCCAACGCCGCGCCGGCGGACTCGGCCCAGGCCGTCAACTCATCGGAGGTCCAGACCAGGCGGGACGCCGTCGAGCGCGCCACCGACACGCTGCTGGGCGACTGGCAGCCTCTGGTCGCGCCGATTGTCGCCGGCCTGCAGGCGGAAATCGCGGCCGCCAGCTCGGTCGACCAGGTCAAGGCAATCCTGGCGAAGCGGTTCGAAGGGCTCGACGTCAGCGCGCTGACCGAGCGTCTGGCGCAATCCGCCTTCGCGGCCAGGCTCGCCGGCGAGACCGGCGAGACGCTTTGATGGCGACGGTCACTCTCCTCCCGAAGGCGGCGGCTGATCTGATTTGCCACGACGAGCAAATGACGATCTGGAGCGGCGACTTTGTCGGTGCGCTTAGCCTGTCAGGCTTTCTTCGAACCGACCTCGAATATCACGAGGTCGCGGAGTTGCACGAGGTCGTGGCGCGAGAGATCCGAAGCGTCATCGAGATGGCACTCGGACATCCTGAAGCTCGAACGGTCGTGAAGGTTTAGGCTGTGCCTGAAGCCATTCTGAAGCCGGTCCCGCCGATCGACGCCCTGGCCGCGCTGTTCGAACGCGGCCAGAGCCTCGACCCTTCCTTCGCCTGGCAGGACGTCTGGCAGGACACGCACGCCTCGATGTTCACTGTCGCCAAGTCCGCCGGCTTCGACATCCTGGGCGACATCTACGCGGCCCTGCAGCAGGCGCTGGCCGAGGGCAAGACGTTCCAGCAGTTCGCGGCCGAGCTGACGCCGTTGTTGCAGCAGAAGGGCTGGTGGGGCCAGCAACCGGCCTTCGATCCGCTGACCGGCGAGATGCGCTGGTCGCAGCTCGGCAGCGTGCGGCGGCTGCAGACGATCTTCGACGTCAACATGCGCGTGAGCTACGCCGCCGGGCACTGGGCCTCCTTCGAGCGCAACAAGCGGGTGCGGCCGTTCCTCCGCTATGTTCACTTGGAACCCCAGGAGCATCCCCGGCCGCTGCATCACCTCTGGCACAACACCGTGCTACCGGTCGACCATCCCTGGTGGAACACCCATGCCTGCCCGAACGGCTGGAACTGCCACTGCACCCTGCAGAGCCTGTCGCAACGCGACATCGACCGCCTGCAGCGAGAGGGCGAGAAGCTGAAGTTCGAACCGGTGCCCGGCGGCGAGACGACCTACGTCAACAAGCGCACCGGCGAGACTACGATGGTGCCGGATGGCATCGACCCGGGCTGGGCTTACAACCCCGGCAAGGCCGGCTTCGCGATGATCATGAAGGCGGCGACCGACAAGATGGAGGGAGGCTTCCCGCCTCCGAGCTAGGAAGCAGGCGCTCGGGTCAATTCCCGAGAAGCGGGCCTAGATTGGCGTCCGGTCCCGCCCGACAGCATCAAGAGATAACCGCCGCACCTGGCCCTTTCGGGCGCCAGGACGGTGACTGATTCTCGAAGGGCGTGAAATGCCCACCTGAACAGCCGCTGGAGAACGTCCAGCCCGTCCGGCCGGTTGCCGGCTATATCGGCGGCAAGCGCCGCCTGGCCGAGCGCCTGGTCGCGCGCATCGCGGCCGTGCCGCATCACATCTACGCGGAAGCCTTCGTCGGTATGGGCGGCGTCTTCTTCAGGCGCCGATCGCGGCCTCGGTCCGAGGTCATCAACGACCGCAATGGCGACGTCGCCAATCTGTTTCGCATCCTGCAGCGGCACTACCCTCAGTTCATGGAGACGCTGCGGTTCCAGATCACCTCGCGCCGCGAGTTCGAACGACTGAAAGCGAGCGACCCGACGACGCTGACCGACTTGGAGCGGGCCGGCCGCTTCCTCTACCTCCAGCGCCTGGCGTTTGGCGGCAAGGTGGCCGGCCGCAACTTCGGCGTGGATCCGCGATCGTCCGGAGGCTTCAACCTGACCACGCTGGCTCCGCTCCTGGAGGATGTTCACGAGCGCCTGGCCGGCGTCGTCATTGAGCAGCTCGACTGGTCGGTCTTCATCGACCGCTATGATCGGCCAGGCACGCTGTTCTATCTCGATCCGCCTTACTTCGGCAGCGAAGGCGACTATGGCAAGGAGCTGTTTGGCCGCGATCAGTTCGAAGCGATAGCTGCCCGGCTGAACCGGATCAGCGGCCGTTTCATTTTGTCGATCAACGACGTCCCGGAGATCCGCAAAGCCTTCCGTGGTTTCGCGATGGAAGAGGCCAGCCTGCTTTACAGCGTTTCGGGCGGCAGAGGTCAGCCCGCGCGCGAGCTAATCATCGCCAACTGAGGTCGATTTTGTCCTGCCGCCTAGAACGGCCGCTCTCCCTTACCCGCTCCACTGGCCCGAAAAACCTGCCCGTGGCGCTGTAGACCCGTTCAAAACCGTTTTTAGCGGTAATCTGGCCCTTGACCGAGGACCGGCTTGCCGTCTCTCGGACGGTCAGCTACCGTCACCCTGTTTCGGCGACCCTGGCGCCCCCCATCGCCGTCCCGATCAGCCGCTCCCTTGGTTCGACGTCACCGCCCGCCTCGGCGGGCATGATTTGACATAAACGAACCAGCCAATGTCCGGCGATGCCAAAAGCGCTCGCCGCCCTCCTTTCTGCTGCCCTGGTTGCCTCGCACTCGACAGTGCTGGCGGCCGGCGACGCCGATGGCGAGAAGTGGGTGCAGCTCGTGCCCGCCGGCACCTTCACCGGTCGTGCCCATGGCGGCCCCTGGACGACGGGCGACAAGGTGGCAATGCAAGCCATCGTTGCCAACACTCGCCAATATGCCGGCTCGACGGACCTAGTCGTCGACTACGATCACCAGGCGGTGTTCGGCGCGGTGCCCGGCGTCGGCGGCACCGCCAAGGCGGCCGGATGGATCAAGGAGTTGCAGGCCCGCGACGACGGCATATGGGGCCGCGTCGATTGGACCGCCGCCGCCGCGTCGGCGATCAAAGCCAGCGAATACCGCTACCTCTCGCCTGTGTTCCTGCACGACAAGACTTCCGGCCAGGTCCTGCTGATCAAGATGGCCAGCCTCACCAACACGCCGAACCTCGACCTTGTCGCGGTCGCGGCGAGTGCGCTTCTCAACGTCAACAACCAAACCGGAGACAGCATGGACAAGATCCTTGCCGCGCTTGGCCTTGCCAAGGGCACCAATGAAGACGGCGTCGTTGCCGCCATCAACGCTCACCTGACCAGCTCGACAGTGATCGCCAAGGCTGCTGGCCTGACCGAGACCGCCAACGGCGAACAGATCCTGGCAGCGGTCAACTCGCTGGTCACCGACCGTACCAAGTTCGCCAAGGCCGCCGGGCTGGCCGAGACGGCAAAGCCGGAAGAGATCGTCACTGCGGTGCAGTCGGCGGTGGCCGGAAAGGTCGACCCGGCGAAGTTCGTGCCAATCGCCCAGGTCACTGCCCTGCAGGATGACCTGAAGAAGCTGCGCGACGATGTCATCAGCGACAAGGTGGCCGAAGCCGTCAACAGCGCGATCGACGAAGGCAAGATCGCGCCCACCCTCAAGGACTGGGCGACAGACTACGCCAAGAAGGACCTGGAGTCGTTCAAGACCTTTGTCGGCAGCGCTCCGGTCCTGACCAAACCGCAGCTCGACGCCCGCAAGCGCGACGCCAACGCCGGCGAAGCGCTCGACGAGGCTCAGCTCGCCGTCTGCACGGCAATGGGCCTCACGCCCGAGGCCTACAAGAAGATCATCGCGGCCGAGGCCGCCGAAAAGGAGGCACGCGCTTGACCCTCTCAGCTGACCGTAACACTCCGCGTTCGGATCGCGGGTTCGTCAAGGTGGTACCAATGGCCGCCGCCCTCGTTTATGCCGGAGCCTTGGTGTGCCGCAATGCGTCCGGCTTCGCCATCAAGGGATCGACGGCGCTCGGCCTGCAGGCGATCGGCCGCGCCAACGAGCGCGTCGACAACTCGGGCGGCAGCGCCGGTGATCTGAACATCAAGGTCGAGGAAGGTGTCTTCCGCTGGGCCAACTCGGCCTCGACCGACGAGATCGCCGAAACCGAGGTTGGCAAGGTCTGCTATATCGTCGACGACGAAACGGTGGCCAAGACCTCCGGCTCGGGCACCAGGTCGCCCGCTGGCATCGTCATGGCCGTCGATGACCTTGGTGTCCATGTTCTGATGGGCGAGGACATCCTCACCGCCTTCCTTGAAGGCCGCAAGGCATTCGTCCAGTTGCGGGTCGCCACCCTCGTTGGCTCCAACGTCTACCGGGCACTTTCGTCGGTAGCCGGCGTGGTCAGGAAGATCCGCTCGGTGACCGAAGGCGCGCTGACCACCGGCGACGCCACGCTTACCGGCAAGATCGACGGCGTCGCCATCACGAACGGTGTCATCACCATCACCCAGGCCGCGTCGGCGGCCGGCGACAAGGACAGCTGCGACCCAACCGCGGCCAACTACGTCCAGGCTGGCGGTGAACTCTCGCTGACGGTCGGCGGCACCAACGCCACCGCCACCGTGGCGAACTGCGTCTTCGAAATCGACCGCGACTAGGCGCGGCTCAAACCGTCAACGGAGCTTCCATGAAAATCAATAGCGCCACCCTTGATGCCATCCGCGTCGGCTTCAAGACTTCTTTCCAGGGCGGGCTTGGCCAGGCGGCATCGCAGTATGGCCGCGTCGCCACCACCGTCCCCTCGACGACGCGCGAGGAAAAATACGGCTGGCTGGGCAAGATCCCGAACATCCGCGAGTGGATTGGCGACCGACTTGTCCAGAACCTGATGGAGCACGACTACTCGATCAGGAACAAGGACTACGAACTGACGATCGGCGTCGACCGTAACGACATCAAGGATGACAACCTGGGCATCTACGGCCCTCTGTTCACCGAGATGGGCATGTCGGTCGCGGCACATCCGGACATGCTCGTGTGGGCTCTGCTCAAGGCGGGCTTCACCACCGCCTGCTATGACGGTCAGTATTTCTTCGACACCGATCACAAGGTGCTCGACGAGAACGGCCAGCCGCAATCGGTCGCGAACACCGATGGCGGCGCCGGCGAGCCCTGGTTCTTGCTCTCCACCAAGCGTGCCCTCAAGCCGATCATCTACCAGGAGCGCGAGAAGTTTGAGTTCGTCTCCAAGGATGATCCGAAGGACGAGAACGTCTGGCGCAAGAAGGAATTCGAGTACGGTGTCGACGGTCGTTGCAACGTCGGCTTCGGCTTCTGGCAGATGGCTTGGGGCTCGAAGCAGGCGCTCGATCCGACCCACTACGAAGCCGGCCGCGTCGCTCTGACCGGCATGAAGGGCGACCACGGCCGTCCGCTGGGCATTGTTCCGGACTTGCTCGTCGTCGGGCCGAGCAACGAAGGTGCCGGCCGCGCCATCGTGGCCTCACAGCTTGTCAACGGCGGTGAAACCAACAAGTGGGCCGGCACCGCCGAACTGATGCTGGTTCCCTGGCTGGCCTGACACGGCCGGCAGATCTCCGACCGCCGGCATCACCCCAACGATGCCGGCGGGTTTTTGAAAAGCAGCCTGACTGACCGGCTCCTTCTCAAAGACCCGAAAACGAGGATTGAACGATGGCAAAGGCGTTGCGCGACGCGAAGGCGAAGGCCCCGAAAATGGTGGCTGACGCGGCCAAGGAGACATCTGGTCCAGCAGCGGCGGCAGTCGCACAAGGCCCGGATGCCCCGTCGTCGGGGGCGGCGACGGGGACCAGTTCGACGGATGTTCCCCCCGAGAGCGACCAGGGCGGAGCCGGCAATACGGCCGGCTCCGCAGGGTCGGAGCTGGCGGTCATTCAGGCCGGCTCAGCAGAGGCCGAGTTCCGCGCCAAGTTCCCGCGCTTCTCCGCCGAGCTGGACGCCTGGAAGGCCGAGCATGGCGACGAGCTTCCGGGCGGACTGCGCATCAAGTCGAAGGTCGAGGGTTTCCGGCGCGGCGGCATCGCCCACCCGAAAGCGGCGGTCGACCATCCGATCGAGGACTTCAGGAGCCCCGAGCAGCTGGAGGCCATCTTCGCCGAGCCAAACCTGACGGTGGAGCTGATCTGAGGCAATGACCTATGCCGTCAGCCAGGACCTGGTCGACCGTTTCGGCTCAACCGAGCTGGAGCAGCTGACCGACCGGACGAATGTCCCGCCGAGCACGATCGACAGCGTCGTGGTCGGTCGGGCGCTCGCCGACGCTGACGGTGTGATCGACGGCTATATCGGCAAGCAATACGCGCTGCCGCTCTCCGTGGTGCCGCCCGTCCTGGTCAAGGCCGCCGCGGATCTCGCGCGCTATTTCCTGCACGGCGAGGCAGCGGACAAGGACAGTATCGTCACCCGCAACTACAACAACACGATCGCCTGGCTGAAGGATGTCGCCAAGGGCCTCGTCGCGATCGACGACGGCGGCGAGCTGCCCGACCAGGCCGGCGGCGGTGCCATCCGCGCCAATCCGTCCACCCGCGTCTTCCGCCGCGACACGCTGAGGGGCATGTGATGGCGGCCGAAGGCATCCAGCTCCGCATTGTCGACGAGGCGGTAATGGCCACGCTCGACCGCATCGAGCGCCTGGCTGCGAACCCGGCCGCAATCATGGCGGAGATCGCCTCGTTCCTCGTGTCGA